GCAATGGAACAAATTAAAATGTTAAATGATAGATACGCTATCGAACAACCGACTGGAGTAGGGCATGACATGGGATAAGCTTATAGCAAGGGCCTTAGTGCCATTTGAAGGTAGGATCGGACAATTAGATAAAAGGGCTGGATTATATTTAGATGAGGCCCAGGAAGATTTTAGTTTATATACTAGATGCTTTGTAAAGAAAATAAACATTTACTATTACAAAGAAAAGTCACATGTCACTTTACCAAATGATTTTATAGAGTTAGCAGATAAGCCCATATTTAGGTCAAATGTGCTTACAAAAGCTATGAGTAATAGTTTTGACTACAAACGAAGCTTAGACACGAATTTGGTACGGATATCAGAGCCATGTGAGTATTATATAGAAGATAATAGATTGTATCTTATACCTAGGCCACCAAAAAGTGGTGTGCTAACCATTACATATGTAGCTGTACCTAAAAGCCTGAGAACTTTAACTGGTATGAAGAGGTTCAGGTTTGATACTGTAGTATCAGAATATTTTAGAGTTGGTGATGTGATAAAATCTAGAGTAGGTGCTAGTAATAGTACTACTACCACAGCTACAGTACAGCGTATAGAATATATGGATGCATTGGAAGGCCATGTTGTGATATCAAACATCACTAACGGCTTTACAAATGATAATGAAGATTTTTTTGCTAGTGGCGGTGAAGCCAACCAATATGTTAGTAGCTATGGCACAAATTGGAATCAATTCATTGAGACTTGGAATGTTCTTGGTATTGGTGGATTAGCAAGAACAAAAGGTGTGCAATTTGATTTTTCAGATACAGAGCCACAAATCCCTGACGTATACCATCATTATCTAGTCGATTATGTAAAAGCAATGATACATCAAGATATTGGCAATGGCCAAGAATATCAGAACCATTATTCTTTATATGTTGCAAACAGAGAAAAAGCTAGAAGTGTGGTTGCTAATAAGGACCAGGGAGGTATGAGTTTTGTAGCTGATAGGCTAGGTATTGGAAGCTATTAATGATTATAGAAGTCAAGCAATTCAAGGGAATAGCTACCAATGCGGATCCAACTGATATTGGATTAGAATTCTCTAGAGATAATCAGAATTTTAGTTTAGATACATTTGGTACGTTGACGAAACAAAAAGGCCGAGGAAGCGCAACAGATATTGCTAGTGTAAGGTTAAGTCAATTAATCTACTGGTCACCATCAAATCTAGATACTAGTAACGCTGAAATACCAGCAATATGGGTTGGGTTTGATGGTCATAATAATAAATTAAAAAAATTAAATAGTAATTTTAGTTCACCTCAAGATTTAGGTAGTCAGTTATCTGTTACATCTAGAGTTGACCTAAATGACCATGGACAAGATTTTAGAATGGCTAGTGATAATCTTTCTAATAAAGTAAAGATATTACAGCATATATCAAGAAAATACTTTGAAGGTGCTGTAACTATAGATGATTATGTTTTTCAGGATGCTACCCCTACTAGGCCACCCGAATCTCAACTAGTTATAAGAAAGATAGAATCTATAACTGTGGGATCCGACAGTGGGTTATCATTAGGCAAATCAAGTGGTACCACTCTTTACAACTATAAAATATCAGCAATTTTTGATGGGGGTCAAGAACTTCCACTAGGTGATGGGTACAGTAATATTGAATTCTCTGATAATACTAAATGTTCAAAATTGTCTATAGAATTTCCAAATCTTACAAGTTCAGGAACGTCACCAAATAAAACATATAGTTTTAATCCGAGGATATCAAGTTTTAAGATATATCGAGAAACAGATGATAATAATAATTTTTATCAAATAATTGAGATACCAATAAATACTGCATCTGATACTGATAATATCATTGTCAGTCACAGTAATGATAGTTCTACTTATCTACCCACTATTGACTACGGATTTAGTAATACATTAATTGATGATAACACAGCAGTAAAACATTCTAGTGGAGTTTTTAGTACTCCTAATCAAACAGTACCAGCAGATACAATATCAGCTAGGTATGTATGGAAACATGTACTAAGACTTGCAGATGGAACGCTAGATTCTAATTCTAATGTTGAATATGCATCTAGCCCAACAATTGACACTAGTGATTTTGCTACAATTACTGGAGCCATTGTAAAAACAGCAGATTTTAGTTCGGTTAATGGACCGCTATCAAATACAACTTTTGCAAATTTTGTTGATAATGGATTTTTAAAATATGAAAGCATACCAGCAACATCTGCCAGGGTAAATAACTTTAATACTGATACACAAATAAGAAGATTATTACAGATTACTAGACCAGCCACTGGTGGGGGTACAGTCACTGAATACATTAATTCATATGATTATAACCATACACTCAGAAATACATGTTGGCATGATAAGGGTGTTGGTTACAACATGAATAATAATAAAAGATGGGGACTGAACGAGGTAAATGGTAGTATCTCTATTGACCACAGTGGTGGTGAACAAGTAGTAATAGAAAGTGTTGGTAAAGTTGTTCGTGTTAATGACATATCAGGATACACTTTAGGTCAGGGTGTAGACCTTAATAAATTTTACGCTTTAGATGTTGGATCGAGTGTAACGACTTATTCAGTATATGATATTGGTTATACTAATGGTTTGCCAAGTCCATATCCAACAAATGCAAAAGTAGATACTAGGTACAAGTATAGTCAGATGATAGGCGATGTTAACTTTGTTGGTAATGTACGCCTGGACCCAGGTGGTAACCTAGAAAACCATCCTGATTTTGTTATGTATAGTATGCCTGGCCAGCCTGATGTCATACCCATGACAAATTATATTAGAATCCTTGATCAGCAAGGTGGCTCAATAACTGGCTTAAACAGAATTCTTAATAACCTGGTAGTATTTATGACCAGGGGTATATTTAGATTAGATGTGTCTTCAGGAGAACCTAGTCTGTACACATTGCTTGAGGTAAATCCAAATGTTGGATGTATAGCACCTGAGAGTATTGTAAATGCTAAAGATAACTTATTTTTCTGTGCTAATGAAAATATGTATCAGATACGACCTGACTTTTCATTTATACCAATTAGTGAATCAATAGAAGATGTATACCAGGGTATATCTAACAAAGCAGATTCCAAGGTAATGTACGATGCTAAAAGAGATAGGCTTATATGCAAATTTGGTAACACTAGCGCAAACATATATACATACGATTTATTAAAAGAAAGTTGGGCTAAGATGGTATTTACAGACTTGTCTAACTTTGAATATGCAGATTTTTTTACAATAAATGACGAATTAAATCTTTATGGTTTAAGAGTTTACGATCCTAATCCGAGTCCATAATGGCGATACAAACTACAGTAAGGGAATTGCACACAAGTAACAGTTCCGAAGCCGTACAAGGCAAATATCAAACTGGTATAATTGATATTAGTAGGGATTACGATAAGTCTAGCATTATTAGAAGAATAAATCTTCATTATGATAGTGGTAGCATAATTACTTGCAAGGGATATGCAGATGGTAAACTAAGTGGTACAGCATTGTTTTCTATTGATTTTCCAGCTAATTCAAGCGGAGATAAAATTGTTAGTAAAAGAATTACTGCTGGTGCCAGGGCTAAAGCGTTGTCAATATTATTAGAAACAGCATCAGATAATAATGATGCAATTATTAGAAAATTGGAGATAGAAATAGATGGCTAGAATAAAATTTGCAGATGAGAAAACCGATAAGGGTATACAGCAAGTCACACAAAATAGAAAAAGCGAAACTAAAACTAGAGTTACTGTTGGTGAGGTAAAGCCAGGTGATATACAAACTAATCAGTTTGTTTTTACTACAATAAAACAAGGTCAGCTTGGGCCAAGTAGTCCAATGGCTGACGAATCAAGAATTTATTTTAAAGATAGTGAAGGTAACACCTTCATGTTCACTGGTACGAAAGTAGGTTAGTTATGACACCATATCAAAGAGCGTTGTTAATGGTAGCACCTAAAGCAATAGATGCTATATCAAATGTTTTTCAAAAAACACCACAAAGAAAAGTTTCTGACGATACTTTGAAACTCAGAAATAAGACAAAGCAAATTGCTAAAGAAGGTTTGTATGGCCAGGGAGTTAAAAACGAAATATTTACCGATGCCAAGCAAGTAGCCCAGGAAGGTGATATGAAAATTAGAAGCCAGGCTATTAAGCAAGGTATAGAGAACAGTGGGATCCAGGCAGAACAACTGGTAAAAAAGGATGCACAAACAACATTACAACTAGCAAGATTGGCAAAAGAAATTCATCAGGCTAACGAACAATCTAAGATAGATGCTTTAAGAAGTACTGCTGAATTAAGTGAAGGTATTAATGATACACGATATCAGAATGCATTAACAAAATTCCAAAGGGGTCGTGATGTATTTGGTGGATTTGCTGATGTGCTTAGTACTGGTACTGAAGGTTATCTAGAGGGTGTGAGACTTAAAGGTATAAGAGATGCAATAGGAAAAATAGACCCTGATGATGACAGTCTTGCGCTAGAGGTATTAAGAGGTTTATATAAGTAGAGGTACATAATGAGTTATTTAGAAGCATTGCAAAGAACACAGCAAAGTCAAGATGGGACCAGTTCAGGTTATGTTGAGACTGATATCAGAAAACCAAAAGACCCTAATGAAATTGCTTTAAAAAAAGCAAGGTATAGAAGAATCTTTGAAGTTATGACTGATGCAGAGCGCAAAGAAATGGAAAAAATGCTTGAAAAAAGAGAAAGAACAAGATTAGAAAAAGCAAAGCCTATTAATAAAGATTTTAATAAAAGGGCTAGGGAAAATCAACAACGTACTGAAGCTATGAAGGAAACTAAAGAAAAGTACATGTCACTAGCGCAAAAAAATAAAAAAGCAGAAGAAGAAAAACTTATTAGGAAGAAAGAAAAAGAAGCAGACAAGGAATCAAGGTTGCAAGAAAAAAGAGATGGTACTTATGTAGACTTTAGTTCACTCGGCATTTATATAAACGAAGTGGACAATAGAATGGAAGAACTTCAAGCTGAACTTTCTTTAGAAGAACGAAGTTATATGGCAGAAAATGCAATAGCTGATAAAGATGGTAATGAAACTTTATTACCAGTTCAGCAAAAAGAGTTAGATGCCAAATTAGAAGCAATAAAAAGAAAAATGAAAAACCTGGAAGGTGAGAGAGAATTACAAATACAGCAAAGAGTAAATGAAATTGCATTCAAAGCATTAAGAAAATTTAATAATCCTGAAGAAGTTGCAAGAAGATTTAGAGATGTTGGGCTATTACAGTATTATTTGAAATATCTTGAAAATGAACAAGCTAGGATTAAGTAGATGAGTCAGTATGACGAACTAATAAAAAGTATTGATTTAGATGCATTACGAAAAGAGTTAGCAAGTAATGCAGAAGATATTGATACGACTATTGCACCAACTGTGGATCCTTTCGAAGGTGAAGAGACTCCTGAAATAAAAATAGAACCTACCCCAAATAAATCTTTAGTTGATTCTATTATTGAAATAGGTGACGATCCTAATAGGCCATTGGTTCCTGAAGATAAGTACAAGCTACCAAAACAATTAACCACTATAGATTCTTTAAGAAAAAAAGGCTTTGACAATGAGCGCATTTTTGATGCGATGGAAGAATTAGAAAAGATTGAAGCTGAGAAAGAAGAAAGAAAGAAGAATCCAGTAGAAGGTCCAGCGGATCCAAATGTACCTAAAATAGAAATCCAGGAAGATGATGACTACATTGATAGGTTAACTAAAAGTACCAGGGCATATTTTGTTGCTGGTGGATTAAAACAAACTGTTGGTGGTGCATTACAAAATTTAGCAGTTACACAGCCAGGACCTAGAATAGGTAGAGGTGGCAGAGTAATAAGAGATTTTAGCCAAGAGGAAGCATTAGAGCGCACATTAAACAATCCTCTTTTTAAAGCTGGTCAAAGGTTATATAAAAGTGGTATTGAAGATTTTGCTAGTAGGCCTGATTTGCAACCAACAGATAATTTTATGGATTACGAATGGAGCGATCCTAGGTTTGTAGCTAGTGCTGTAGGTCAAGCTATACCAAGCTTTTTAACATTTGTTGTGCCTAGTGCAGTCGTAGCTGTAACAACTAGAAATCCTGGTGCTGTATTTACTACTACAATGGCAACAGCTTTTAACATGGAAGCTGGTAATATGTATAACGAAGCGATTGATGCTGGATTAACACCACAAGAAGCTTCTGTTACTGCTAGTACTGTAGGGACCAT